TAGGGCTCGGCACGGTTCCAGACGTCGTCAGGGATCCAGCGGTCGAGGTGATCCTCGACGCGCTCGCGCAGCTCCTCGCTCGTGATCGTGATCTCCGGGCTCATGCTGTCACCTCCGCGCCACGCGGGCCGGGAGCGTCTGCTCCGGGCGAGTCAGGCCCTTGTTGAAGCTCTGCGGCTCATATCTGACGCCCACGATCCGGCGGCCGCTGACGCCGTACTTGGGGTTGTAGCCGAACAGGTTGACGTAGCTGCCGAGATCCTCACGCTCGTCGTCCATCGCCTTCAGCACCTCGAACAGGGCCAGCACGTCGTCGATGGCGCGGTGGCTGTTCTGTACCTTGTCGGTGAGGTCGTAGGCGATGATCGCGTTGGCGAGCTTGTGCGGGTAGGCCCTGCGGTCTTTGTAGACCGTCAGGCTGTCCAGCCAGTCGATCCGGCCGACCTTCTGGCCGCGGAGTAGGCCACGGAGAAAACAGGCGTCAAACTGTGCATTGTGGGCGATTATCAGCGTCGGGCCGTTCTGCATGAGCTTGGCGATCTGGCCGGCTGCCTTGACCGGCTGCACGCCCTCGGTCTGGAGCTGCTCGTCGGTGATGCCGGTCAGGCTGACGATGTTCTCCGGGAGGGTCTCGCCCTCGGGCAGCTTGATGAAGGTGTCCATCTTGCCGGCGATCCGTAGACCGCCGGTGGCCGTGCGCTCCACGCGCAGGGCGGCGAGCTCGATGATCTGGTCGTTGTCGAAGTCGAGGCCGCTGGTCTCGGTATCAAACACGACGAGGGCCTTGTAGCGGTCGAACAGGGTGGAGAGGTTACTCATGCCGGGCCTCCTTCTCGCGGGTAGCTCTCAGGGTGCCGAGCATAAACGAGAGGGCTGTGGTCAGTTGATCCTCGGTGGCGAAGGTGCCGCCGAACTGCTCGGCCAGCGCCGCGATGATCTCGCCGGCGTGCTCCGGCGTGACGTCGTCGGTGGCTTCGTCGTCCTCGACGGAGATCAGGAGATCGGAGTCCAGATAACAAGCGGGGCGCAGGCCGTTGCGGCCGAGGCAGGCGTTGTACCAGCTCAGAGTGCCACCGGCGCTGACGAAGCGGGCGAGTGACTCGTAGCCGTTAGACTTCGTGCTGAAGGCGGTGGACAGCCACCACCAGTCGTCTGCGTTGGGGATGACGTCGCGGTTGCGCCGGTACTGGTCGACCGTCAGCAGGAAGATGGTGACGGTGCAGGTGCCGTAGTCCTTCAGGCCGTCGTCGGTGGTCAGGTCGAGCTCCGTGGTCAGGAAGGCGTTGGGGCCGTTCACGTCCTCGAGCAGGTTGTCGAGGTAGGCGCCGTTGAGGTATTCCTTGCTGCTGGCGACGGCGAAGTTGTTGCAGTTGCCCTCGTCAAAGGTTCGGGCCTCGATGATGTCCTTGCTCAGGCAGAGGGCGCGGCCGTCATCATTCTCCAGCAGGATCCAGCTCTGGCCGGCATAGTCGAAGGCCGTGCCGCGGGCGGCGTTCTTGAGTGCGATCTTTTTCATGGGGTTGCTCCTTTCGTTCTCTGCGGCCGAGCCTTCTGGCTGGCCTGAATGTTTGGCAGGGTCTCGCCGGCGCGGAGCCGGCTCTCACAGTGCGGGCAGATGTAGCCGGTGCGGGGGATCTTCTGGTAGATGCTGACGTTCCAGTCGAGCCCGCAGCCGACGCACTTGGCTGTCATGGGCCTCCACCTCCTTCCGCAGCCAGAGCCTCGAAAACGTAGCGCCGGATGCGGTTGCGGTACTTCTTTCGGGTTCTGGCTTTCTTTGCGTGGGCCGCGAGGTGTAGCCACTTCGGCGGCACTCCGATGGCCTTGGCCGATACCTTCCAGAGCTTTTTGAGGGCAGAGAGCACGGCGTTGATGACCGGCTTCAGGGCCTCGGCCAGCTTGGCGGCGATTTCCCGCAGAGCGTCGGCCAGTTTCTCGAAGGCTTCGCGGGCCTGCTGCATCTTCTCACGATCGGCGAGCGTCATGCTGTCGTCGTAGACGTAGGGGCTCAGCTCGTCGTCGCCTCCGTCGGTCAGACGCTCACAGAACGGGAGGCCGGCAGCTTCGGCAGCCTTGCGGCCCTCCTCGAGGGCGTCCCGGCCTTGCGTGACTTCGCAATAGTCCGCGAGGCGGTTGCGGCCGCCTTCGTAGTGCCAGCGGATCCCGGCGGCGATCTCGTCGATGGTTATGTCCTCACCGAAGTGGCCGCAGTAGTAGCCGTTGACGATGACGGCGTCCGGGTCTGCCTTCAGGATCCCGATGGCGTCGTTGAGGTCGTCGGTCTCCCATTCGCCGTTCCAGATGTCGCTCCAGATCGTCAGGGCGTTCCACGAGCGGCCGGTGCGATACACGATTGTCCAGCCGATGCCGTCGCGGATCTCTGCGGCGAAGTCTCGGGCGATGTCTCTCAGTGCTGCCATGCTGGCGCCTCCTCTCTGGTGATGTGCACGACGGTGACGAGGTCGTCGATCTCGTGCTTGGTGGTGTATGTGTCCCGCTCGTCGAGCCCGATGTGCCGTAGCAGCGTCTCGGGCCCATCCAGCAGGAAGGCGGTGACGGCCACGGCGTTCAGCCGGTAGACCGTGACCTCCACGGTGCAGCGGGCGTCGTCCTCGTCCAGCGTGGACGGGAACGAGGCCCGGCAGATTGGGGTCGCCTCGTATCTGAAGGCGGTCGCGCGGTTCTCGCCGGCGATGATGTCCTTCACGAACTCCTCGAAGGCTTTGCGAGGGATCGAGCTGCGGTACTTGTCCAGCGTGACGTCGGCGAGCTGCCGGATGGCTTTGGTGTTCATGTTCCGCGCCTCCTCAGCAGGCGTCGCCGTGCGGGCCGACGACCGTGACGTGCTTGGTGTTACCGTCTTTGTCCTCGTAGATTTCCTCGACGCTGTTGTCGGCCCAGTTGATCGTCTCCTTGAGCCGCCAGCACCGAGCGTCGTCCGCAGCTTTGGCGGCTTCGCGCGCTTCTTGCTGGAGCTCCTTCAGGCGTCCGAACTCGCTTAGCGTCAGGCTTGCAAAGGGTTCGCTCAACGCGTAGTCGCTGAGGTAGAAGCTGATAAAGCTATGGCTCCAGCCGGCGTTATGCCAGCCGCTCGTTGCTTTTTCGGCGAAGGCTATGAGCTCGGCGTCGTCCTCAATAGGGCCGCGCTTGCGGTGTTCAAAGATGAACTCGTCGCGGGAAAAGACGGGTTTCCCGTTTACATAGCCGTACACATTGGGGTTGTGTGTCATGGTGGTCTCCTTTCTTCTTGGCCCGGCCAGAGCCGGGGATCTTAGTGGTGTCGAGTCCCTGAAAAGCAGAAACACGACCGCCGGATCGCTTCAGAGAGCAGCGCGGAGGGGGTGCGCAGCTCGTCCATTTTCAGCGTCGGGGTCGTGTGATCGTTTTCATGTTGGGCTCTCCTTTCTTCGGCCCGGCGCTGCCGGGTGTTCTTGGCTACTGTGCGGCCGGTGCTCGTTTACCTCTGCGCTTGAAGCTCTCACGCAGCCGCCTCTCGGCGAGCTCTGCGCTGTACCCTTCGCGCTGGTTGGCGTCCAGCGCGCCGGTCGCGCCTCGCTGGAGCTCCTTGTAGATCGTGGTGTGGTGGACGCTCAGGCGGGCCGCAATATCGACCGGCCGATCTCCGAGCAGATGCCACGCCTCGATCTTCTTCCTGTCCTCGAAGGTCAGGTAGCGGTACTTTCCCGTCAGTCTCACCTCCGTCCTATGGGGTTGTAGTAAAGAAAAAACGCACAGCCGACTCAGTTGAGTCTCTGTGCGTTTAATGATAATGGACAGCTTGCGTGGTAGCAGACATCAATATTCTATGTGTTGCATTATGAAAAATGCTATACTGTTGAATTGGTAAACATGCGGGAGCGATTTCAATTTTATTGCTGGATAGATACGCTTTACAATCTACTAGCTGATCTTTTAATAACGGCCAAGCAAATTTTATATGATTATCATCTGTATATTTTGAAATAATTTTTGTTATCTCGCCAATTCTATCTTGCCAGCACCAATATGGAATAGGCATAAGTGCGTTAGAACGATTATTGAGTATATCTTGAAATGTTCCGGCTCCTTGATCGCGTAAATCGGGTTCAAAAAGTTCTAGAATTTGCTGGTAGGCAGGAGAGTCATATAAGATCTGAATAGTGCATGAACCAATCATCGAATCAATGCATGTATGAGAATCATCAAGAATAATACATCCAACTTGTATAGATTGATTTCCTGTCCCGAAAATAGACAGTCCGTTAAAGACTTTTTGAACATATGTAATTAAAACACGTTTACCATTTAAAAAGTCATTTGGAATTTCATTATCTTTGTTAATAGTACAAAATGGTACACCAAACTTTTGTGCGTCACGGCACACTTGTTGCATGAG